ATATGCAGTTAGTTCGCGACCCTTAACATGCGCTGTTCTTTGATTGACAATATTCCAAGGTGAAAGCTTTCTCATCTCATCTTCACCGAGAAGTTTAGTGAAGCGATTGATGAGATATGGAATATCAAAGAACTTTGTATTCCAGCCGGTAATTACATCGGGATAATCCTCTGACCAATCTCTTAGAAAGTTTTTACATAGGGTCCATTCATCAGCACATCTAATATAGGATACATTATCTTGTTGGTTGTCAAAATTCTGACAACCATAAACTCTCATTTCTCCATTGAATTTTTTGATTGAGATTGCTGTAATTGGCTCAGTTGCTTTGTATGGGTCAGGAAAGCCATTTTCCGACCCGACTTCGATGTCGATAATTGCAATGTTAATTTTCGACTGATCCCATTCGACCATTCCTTTGAACTCATCAGCAATAAAGGCGTATTCATAACGTGTGTTTCCATAAATTTTAAAGTTATCGACCTCTTCATATTTTCTAACGAAATCTCTACATTCTCGAATCGAATCAAACTTGATTTCTTCGAGAGTTTGATTCTGAAGATTTTTCCAAAGAGCATTTTTCTTTGTTTCAGCAAGCAAATACATTCTAGGCGTGTAAGCCACTTTAAGTCTTACGCGCCTATCATTTTCTACACCTCGATATAGAATATTGTTGCCTACACAAAGAACATTTGTGTAAAATTTATTCATTAAATATTTGGAATAGTTGATGCAATCTGAATGCCACTGCCGAATAGTTTATTATATTCGTTTAGTAGCTCTTTAACTGGTGTAGTGATACAGAGAATATCATTAATATCTAAAACAATTCCAGTTTTAAATTCTTCGGAATATTCTAGAAAAGGAACAAAATTCATCACTGATCCTTCTCGGGAAGGTTGCGATACAATTTGAACCGGATTTTTAATCAACGCAGCAGTAGATGTTTCTACTTTTGTGAGTTCAATATCACACATAATTGTTTGTGTTGTTTTGAGTGTTATAAGTTGAATACTCATACTGGCACTCGCTCACTTTCATCGAAGACACCAAGTGTCAACCAACGCTTAGGAAAAAGCATTTCCCTCGACTCAAAATCTTTTGGATCGAAATTGGGATCGTCCACAAGACCAATAAGTTCAATCAAATTGTCGTATTCCCTACGATAGAAATTATACTTTTGAGCTGGAAAAAGTTTATACTTTTTAACAAGATATTCTGCTGCTTTAGTAATATTATCCAATTTCTATTTTACTCCATTGTTTTAGTTTATCGAATTTCGCTTGTTTGGCTAGAAACACATTATCTACGGAAACAATTTCTTTTTTAATCAGAAGATCAATCATAGCTAAAAGATCACCAACTTCTTCTTCTAAATGCTCACGATTCGTTTTCGGCTTACCTGGTTTGTAATTGTCGATACCGAATCGTTCGCATTTACTCACTGCTTGAATGACTTCTGCACACTCTTCCTGAACGATGAGAAGCAACTCTTTAATGTCACTCATTTTACACAATTTTCACATAGTTGTCAAGTTTTGGTGGCTCCCATCCTTCAGGTTTCATAACTTTACCTGCTTCGTTTTTGATAACTTTGCCAGTTTGAACATCAATTTTAGCTAGATTGCTTCTTGCTACTTCGTTCCATGCACCGTAAACATCAAAACCTTTCATCTTGCAATAACCAAGAATAACCCAAATCATGTCCATACATGCATCAAGTTGTTCAATATCATCATTTTTCTTCAGTCCATCTTGAAATTCCCAAAACTCTTCTTTGATGAGATTTCGATAAAGACTAATATTTTCAGGTGATGTTTTTTGATCGCAAGCTTCGATAAACGTATGAACATCCGAATAAAAATCAGTTTCAATTTTTTTCAAAACAATCACTCCATCTTTTTCAGAAATATCAAGTTTAGTTCCCTCAAACCATTTCATCTCTTCACATAGATCATCTGGTAGTTGTAGGATAGCAGAACCATCATCGAGAAGTTCAACGACTTCTCCAGTGTAAGTTTTAGCTTTCAATTGCAACTCTCTTCCATTCATCATTTACTTTAACCCAAAGGCGATTATCTTTACCAACGGAAAGACCAACTTTATTCATATCTCCTGGTGATGTAGTGCTAATACCGATATCTCCAAAACTCGATATTCTCATTCTTTCCTTACCATCTGTATGAAATGATAGATTCTCTTCTTTTTTTGTTCCATTATTTGCATGAATTTCCAGTAGTCTATCTGTTTCCGGTGCTAAATGATCAATATTTTCTTTTACAGTAGGTGGCGCTTCAACAACTTTAGTTTCATGATAGTGTTTTTCAACAACCATTTTGCCTGCTGCTACACCACCAACAATAGTGCCAAAAATTCCAGCACCTCTTAAAAATCCTCTTCGTGTATTCATACTCATGTTTTATTCACCTCTATTTTACATTTTTTTAGGAATTCAATACCGTCATCACTTCGATATGTATTGCGATAATAAACAGATTTGATTCCACTCTGATATATAAGTTTAGCACAATCTAGACATGGAGAATGCGTAATAAACATAGTAGCTCCATCACCCGATTCTGTGGATTTGGCTAACTTAGCGATTGCATTTGTTTCAGCATGAAGTACCTCTGGTTTGGTTTTCAATACGGTTCTATGTATGGCGCCCTCATATCCTGAATATGATTCCACTATTTCATCTTCACAGTTATTATCCCAACCAGAGGGCATTCCATTGTAGCCAATCGAAATGATTCGATCATCCTTTACAACAATCGCACCAACATGAAGACGCCGAGCAGATGACAATTCAGCAAAAGTCTCAGCGACCTTCATGTATGCATTAACAAACTTTTCTTTCACAGTGCCTCAAACTCATCCTTACCAACACCACACTCTGGGCAAAGCCAGTCCTCAGGTAGTTGTTCAAAAGGAACATCACTGTGTTCTTCATGAACATAACCACATACTACACAAATATGTTCTGGTATCATAGAGCCTCCAATACTTTTTTGTATGCACTCGCATGACGTTCTTCCACTTTCTTCAAAGCAGAGAAACGTTTTTGTGCGATTTCTAGAACCATCTTAAAGTGTTTAGCATGATCTTGTGATTCCCTACCTTGCTGTCTTGCTTCAAGCATAGCCTGTTCATCACCTTCGCGTTCAGCTTCTTCTTCCATCTGAGGATACATCTCTGTATACTCATAGGTTTCACCGTCGATTGCCATTCGAAGACAAGTTTCGGTATTGGGTTTACCAATCAAAAGTTCTAGATGTCCCCAGGCATGTTTGATTTCTTGATTAGCCGTTTCTTCGAAATGTCTTGCGACATCTTCATGTCCTTCCTCGCGAGCAATCTTAGCAAAATATCGATACTTGATATGTGCCATCGATTCACCAGCAAGTGCCTTTTCTAGGTTTCTTAAAGTTGACATTATTTTCCTTTAAATATCTGTAAATAATAGTTCGAATTCATCCGCACGTTCTTCATATAAAATATAGCCACGAGGATTACACAAAATGCGAGTTTCACCAACCATATAATCAAATACATCATGGGTGTGACCGTGCGTCCACAGTTTAATTTGTGGATGATCAAGAATAAACTCCGACAAGTCTGAAGAATAAGCACCATTCGTAAGATGGTCGCCATGATATCGAGGTTTTATAGACTGCTTAGATGGTGCATGATGCCCAACAACTACGAACTTACCTTCAGGTTTAGCATCAATGACACTCTTGATATAGTGCATTGTATTCACATGTTCATTATACACAAACATTGGAGTAAGTTTTTCTCGATCTTCAATCGATCCACTATTACGAATAATACGAAAATCGTTCATCAATCGACTAACATGCCATAATGTATTTGGATCATTTTTGTTCATGTCGGTCCAAAGAGTAGCACCAATGAAAGTGTATCCACCAATCTCAACCGTCTGTTTTTCTAGAAGATGAATATTTTTAAATTCTTCTAGGTGATCACGAAGAAGATTTTCGGTCAGTGTATAATCGCCATTGTAATGTTCATGATTTCCCATGATATAAATCACATTTGGAAATTTCTCTGAGCAAGTACGAAAAAATTCCTTGTCCGTAGGATGGAAGTTGTTAGCGACACAAATATCACCGGACAGAATGAGAACTTCCGCATTCTCAGTATTGTCGAATAGAGTGGTGCCGAATTCCAGGTGTACATCGGATGCGAGTGCGATTTTCATAATATTTTTACTCCTTTCCACACAATATAGCATGGAAAGGAGTCCCTGTCAAGAGTTATTCTTGTAGAAGTTTAGATTGTTGTTTTCCTGCAACAATAGGAATACGCTTTGGAAGCTCTTCCTCTGGAATTACATTCTCCAGTTCAACCGTCAAAATTCCATCAGCCAAAGCCGCTCCATTCACGCGGACCGTCTCTGCAACTTGAAAGCTTTTCTTGAAAGATCGATTGGCAATGCCTCTGTACAGATAAGAATGATTATCATTTTTATCCTCTTTCTTTCCAGTAACAGTCAAAGTGCCCTTGACGATTTCTACCTGAATTTCATCCAGTGAAAATCCTGCTACAGCCAATTCGACAAGATACTTATTCTTGGCGGTAGCGTGTCTTAGGATATTGTGTGGAGGAAAGATTTGCTTTTCTGTTGACACTCTCTCCAGAGCATCAAAGATACGGTCAAAACCTACCGTTGAGGGAAAATAAGGTGTAAAGTTGGTTAG